AAGTTTTCGCCGGTCGACTGCGGCGGGCGATGCAGTCTCGCGGGTAAAGTTTGTTACCGATTTGACGATTTTTGTAACGTTCTAAAAACTCGACTTCCGCTTTTGATGCTGGTCCTATCTGGGCTAAGCGACGCCGAGCGTTGCGCCTATCTCCTCGCCGATAGGAAGCTCGTCGAGAACGCCGGTTGGGACCGCGCGCTGCTCTTCGCACTGGAGCTGAAAAGAGCTGGCGCCTCTGCTCGCGGATGCCGGCCTAGATATACACCTAACAGGGTTCGAGCCTGCTGAGATCGACGCGCTGATGGGCGACCTGCTCGATCCCGAAGAGGATCCGGCCGACGAACTTCCTGACATCGGTACGCGACCGATCAGCCGCCTTGTGCTCCTTGCTCGGCATTGCCTGCGGACTCCATATCAACCGGCTTAGGGAGTGCACATGAGAATTAACCCGCGCGGGCGGTGGCGGCCTGATCGCCGACAAGCTTCGAAGGGGCAGCGCATGCCAGGCAAGCTCAAGGCCACGAATGTGAGGGTGCAGGCGCTGTCGATCAGTCAAATCAAGCCCAATCCGCGTAACTCCAGGACCCATCCCACCAAGCAGGTCGGCCAGATCGCAAACAGCATGGTCGCGTTCGGCTTCATCAACCCATTGTTGGTAAGTGAAGACGGGACACTCATCGCCGGCGAGGGCCGCTACAAGGCCGCGCAGCTCCTCGGCCTCGCGAAGGTGCCGGTCATCGTGATCGCGGGGCTTTCGCCGGCGAGACAGCGCGCGCTTGCGATTGCGGACAACCGGATTGCGCAGAATGCGGGCTGGAATCGTGAGCGCCTTGCGATCGAAATACCAGAGCTGACCGGGTTGTTGGAAGCGGACGGCCTTGATGTCTCGATCCTTGGTTTCGAGCCGGTCGAGATCGATCAATTGCAAACCGACTTCGAGGAGGAGTCGGCCGATCCGCAGGACAGTATCGAGCCCAACTGGCTTGCCATGGCGCCGGTCACCAAGCTGGGCGATCTGTGGCTGCTGGGCAACCATCGGCTCCTATGTGGTGATGCCCGCTGCGCGGACCACATGTCCAAACTGATGGCGAGCTGCCGAGCCGACGTGGCATTCCTCGACCCTCCCTATAACTCGCGGATTGCCGGGGTCGTCGGTCGCGGCAAGACCAAGCACTCCGAGTTCGCCATGGCGAGCGGAGAGATGTCGTCTGCGGATTACGTGCACTTCCTCGGCATTACTCTGAATGCCGCAGCATCAGTGTCGCGCGACGGTGCACTTCATTATGTCTGCACCGATTGGCGCCACATCGCCGAGCTGATGGCAGCTGCCAAGCCTGTCTATGGAGACGCCATCAACATCGCCGTGTGGGTGAAGTCGAATGCTGGCCAAGGCTCGTTCTACCGCAGCCAACACGAGCTTGTCGGCGTCTTTCGCGTCGGGCAGGCGCCACATCTAAACAATGTCGAGCTCGGGCGACATGGGCGTTCGCGCTCGAACGTCTGGCACTACGCTGGCGTGAACTCCTTCCGGGCCGGCCGCATGGACGAGCTTCGCTCGCATCCCACGGCTAAGCCAGTGGCTCTCATCGCCGATGCCATCAAGGACTGCACCCGGCGAGGCGATGTCGTGATCGATACCTTCTCGGGCTCGGGCGCCACCATCCTCGCTGCCGAGCGGGTCGGACGCCATGCCCGTGCGCTGGAAATCGAGCCTCGTTTTGTCGACGTCGCCATCCGCCGCTGGCAGGCCTTCACGCGCCGGGACGCACGCCACGCCGAGAGCGGGTTGAGCTTCGATGAGATTGCGGCCGACAGCTCGCGGTCGGGGAGATTCGCTTCCAGAAGTGAAGAGGCAAAAGAATGAAACGCTCATCTGGGCGGCATCGAATTCGCAGTCGGAAACGCTCTACGGCGCCGCTGAGTTTGAACCCTGATCCATCGGATCAAGAATACCGTGTCGGTCCGGGTCGCCCGCCGAAGGCGTATCAATTCAAGCCGGGCCAAAGTGGCAATCCTAAAGGCGCGCGCCGAAAACCAAGGTCAATTGCACCCGACCTCAAGGCTTTGTTCGAACGTGCGCTCAATGGAAAGGTGACGCTGAGGCAGGGAGAACAGGAGAAGATCATCACCAAGGCCGCCGCCGGCATAGAGCAGCTGGTCAATCAATTTGCCAAAGGCGACCGCCACGCGCGGCGCGACCTCCTCGCTCTGGCTGAAAGACTTGGGGTCGACTTGGTGGCGGGCCAGGGTGACGCACTTGAACAAACCGTTGCGGCGGCGCTCTCCGCCAATGACGAAGCTCTGCTGGCCGATTACGTGCAGCGGCACGCCGTCCAGCCTGACCGACCGGGCGAGGCCGATGCGGGCAGCCATCCCCGGTTAAAACTCTCGAGAAATCACTCTGGGCCCGCGAGAAATCCTATCAGGAGAACCGATCGATGAAGACGTTAACGCGAAACTCCCAGACCTTGTCTTGCTCCCCGTGGCTCATGCTGCCCCCTTCAACCGCGCATGTAAATGCCGCCTGCCGGAAGGACTTTGTGAGTTTCGTTCGCAAGTCCTTTCATGTACTGGCCCCCAGCGCCATTTTTCAAATGAACTGGCATATATGCGCAATCGCGCATTATCTGGAACAGGTACGGCTCGGAAAGATCAAACGTCTGATCATCACCGTGCCGCCGCGTTCGCTCAAATCCATCATGTGTTCGGTCGCGTTCCCGGCTTTTGTTCTGGGCCAGGATCCTACCAAGCGCTTGATCGTGGTCAGCTACGGTGCCGATCTGGCGATCAAACATGGGAATGACTTCCGCGCGGTCGTTAATTCCGTGGAGTATCGCGCCATATTTCCTGGGATGCGCATTTCTGCGATGAAGAATACCCAGACCGAGGTGGTCACCACCCAAAATGGATTTCGGCTCGCCAACTCGGTTGACGGCGCCCTGACAGGACGCGGCGGAGATATCATCATCATTGATGACCCCATCGCCGCGCTGGCGGCACTTTCCCAAAAGTCGCGCGAGCACGTCCGGGATTGGTACTTCAACACGTTGCTGTCACGGCTCGATGACAAACAAAACGGCGCCATCGTGCTCGTGATGCAGCGGCTGCACGAGGATGACCTGGCTGGTGTCCTGCTGCGCGGTTCCGATGAGTGGACCGTCCTAAGCCTGCCGGCGATTGCGGAACAGGACGAACAGATTCCAATTGGGAATGGACAATTTCATTGCCGTCACGCCGGGGACGTGCTCCACCCGGAGCGCGAATCAAGGGACGTCCTGGAGTCGCTGCGCAAGCTCAGTGCGGAGACCTTCGCGGCCCAGTATCAGCAGCAGCCCGTGGACCCCGGCGGCGGCACGATCAAGCGCCCCTGGGTCCGCCGCTATGATCAGCTGCCGACGTCTGGACTAATAATTCAGTCGTGGGATGTAGCCAGCAAACAAGGGGAGGAAAACGATTACTCGGTATGCACCACGTGGCTGGTTCACGAAATCAAATACTACCTGATTGATGTGCTGCGCGACCGGTTTGACTTCCCGACCTTGAGGAGGAAGGTATCTGAGCAGGCGAAGCTGCATAAGGCCTCCCACATCCTGATTGAAGATGCCGGAGTCGGGACAGCGCTGGTCCAGGAACTCAAGACGGCGCATTTCTCGGTCATTCCGGTCACACCCGAGTATGACAAGAAAATCCGAATGGCCATACAATCCGTAAAGTTCGAGAACGGTCAGGTGTTCTTCCCGAAGGAGGCCCGATGGCTTGCAGATCTCGAAGCGGAGCTTTTCGCGTTTCCAAGCGGCCGGCACGACGACCAGGTGGACAGCATAAGCCAGGCCTTGGGCCACAGGATTCCGTCACACTGGACTAATGCAAGCCTTGACGGCTACAGCAAGCTCGTGAACGCGCTCTACCAGGATGCAATCTTTGGGCGGCTCGCCGGCCGTCCATGGTAACGAAGGTTAGGCGTGTGCAGCAGCAAGGGGAGTAACTGCTCGCCTCGCTTGACGGACATGCCGGAACGGTGCGGCCCTCATCCATCGACATGGTATGGGCCGATCTCAGCGTGACGGAAGTTGGATGGAGTGCGAGGGAGCGAGCCGCGCAATCGACCCTGAAGCGGGCAGCCGTGCAGCCAAAGGTAGATCTGCATCGCGAGCCAGGTATCCTCGATCGCGTCGTGCAGATAGCCAGCACGAGCGAGCTTGATGTGGCGGCAGACCGCGCTCAGAGAAGCGCTGCCGCCGAGGTCGAGCGCGCGATATCCTTTCATGGTGCAGTAGACAGGCCTGGTGAGCGCGGGCAGGCCTGCCAATCTCATCTCGCGATTGATGAACCTGAGGTCGAATGCGGCGTTGTGGGCAACGAGAAGCTCATAGGATGTCAGGAAGCGCCATACGTCGGCAGCATGAACTGCGAACGGGTCTTGCAGGCGCAGAGCCGAATCCGAGAAGCCATGAATTTGTTCGGCATCGCGGCGGTTTGCCGTACCGGGATCGAACACCAGGTACAGATATGCCAGATCCGGCCGGCCTTTGGCCAGGTCGCGGCTGATCATTCCGATGCCGCCAAAGCTTACGATGCGGTCGTGATTACCAAGTCCGGTGGTTTCGACATCGCAAAACGCGACGGACGCAGGCAGGTGATCCAGCCACATGTGCCCTCCTCTCCATCATGGGGGGCGGGCCCAACAGCACGCCGCCACCACCGAAACCCCGCGGAGGCCTGGCGGCGCTGGCGGGGAGAGGAGGGAGCCAATCAGGCTCAGGCGTCGGTCAGCACATGCACCCTCCGTTCAAGGGAGAAGTAGAGTGCAAAATCCCGGCGCTGCTGCCGGCGTGGGACCAAGAACGTCAATCGCAGTGCAGCCCAAGGCGCCGCTCCTGCTCGGCCCAGGACCAGGGCAGCGCGCGAGCAAGCGCCGTGATGGTGAGGCCGGCCGGCGCCGTCCCGTCGAGGAGGCCCGAGACGATTCGTGGTGAGAGGAACGCGAGCGGCACCAGCAGTCGGATGTGCCGCTCGACCTTCCCTTCACGCCTGGCAAGCACGGCGACGCTGCCAACCCGGCCATGGGCCAACTCGTCGGCCCAGTTGCGAGCCTTGGCAATCGCCATCAGCAGGGCGTCGCGACGCGAGGGTGTCATCGGCGTGTTGTGAGCCGGCACATGGATGATACCTTTCACGGCAGCCTGCACCGTGCCGGTCCACGGGATCGTGACGTTGACAGTACCGTGCAGCTGATCGGAGACGGGACGGCTTGCGTCCTCGTCCGCATCGGTCTGTACCAGTGCATCGCCGATCTGGCGCAGCCGCAGTTGGATGTGCTTGCGGGTGAGCGTGACCCGCTCGACATGGCGTTCGAACAGTTCTCGATCACCATCGAAGGCGTCGATGCCGTTCGCCTGCAGGTGCCCGCGCAACGCCGCGCTGATCAGCACCTCGATCTCGGCGGCCGGCACGCGACCGATTGCCCCAGCTGCCAGAGGCTTCCTTTGCAGCACCGCCTGGGAGACGTAATAGCGGTAGCGGGCGCCATCCTTATTGGTATGGCTCGGGCTCATGCGGTTGCCGCGATCGTCAAACAGCCGACCGGTAAGGACAGCGGGTGAGCCGCGCAGGCGGCAGCGCCGCTCGACGGCTTGCGCCGCAAGCTTTCCCTGCACGGCCTCGAACAGATCCCGACCGAGGATCGGGGCGTGGTCGCCGCGATTGACTTCTCGGCGGTACACCACCTCCCCGACGTAAAAGCGGTTCTTGAGCAGATACGCCAGTGCTCCGACGCCGAACGAGCCGCCGCCAATGCTGCGGCCGGTCGAGAGTCGTCGCGGCTTACTCCGGATGCCTCTGCGGTCGAGGTCGGCGGCGAGCGCCCGGATCGAGCCAAGCGCAAGATACCGTTCGAAGATGGTGCGCACCGCCTCGGCCTCGGCCGCGACCACCACGATCTTCTTGTCCACGGCGGCATAGCCGAGCGGGACCGGGCCGCCGACCCAAATGCCTTTGCGCTTAGAGGCAGCGATCTTGTCGCGCACCCGCTCCCCGATCAGCTCCCGTTCGAACTGGGCAAATGACAGCAGCACATTGAGCGTGAGCCGCCCCATGCTGGAGCTGGTGTTGAAGGATTGCGTCACCGACACAAACGAGACGCCGTGGGCATCGAACAGCTCGATGAGCTTGGCGAAATCAGCGAGCGAGCGGGTCAGCCGGTCGACCTTGTAAACCAGCACGATGTCGATCCTGCCGGCCCGGACATCGGCCAAGAGCTGCTGCAGAGCGGGCCGGTCGAGAGAGGCGCCGGAGAATGCGCCGTCGTCGTAGCGGCCGGGGATCAGCCGCCAGCCTTCGTGCGCTTGACTCTTTATATAGGCCTCACAGGCCTCGCGTTGGGCATCGAGCGAGTTGAAGGCAAGCTCAAGATTGTACTCGGTCGACTTACGCGTATAGATGGCGCAGCGCGCGGACTTGCTGATGGGTCCGTTCATGCGACCGAGATTCCTTTACGCGACGGACCGATCGCCAGGACGGGCCGTATCTTCGAAGCTGGATTTGAGGGCCGCCCACACTCATGAGGGCGCTCACGCACACACCCGCTCCACGAAATCGCGCACCGCAGCTGGCAATTCATGGTCCAACTCGAGTGCACAGTTGAGAACCTTGCGCGCGATGTCTGCGCTGACGTCGCGCGCCCAGCCGCCGGCGGTGTTGAAGGCCACCACGCGCAGGGGATGTCGATATTGACCGGACAGCAGATCGGCGACGACCGTTGTCAGGTCGGCTTTGGCCGCGTCGGTCTCGCGGTAAGCGCTTCCGAGCTCACCGAAGTCATCCAGCACGAGATAGACGGTGCCGTCACGGCTGTGAGGAAGCGGCGGCATTGCGGTGCGCTGCGGCATGACACTCACGCCCTCTTGCGCGCCGGGGCTGCTGGGGTTCCCCTGCGCGGCGCGGCCGGTTTCTTATCCTCGGCGACGCTGCGGCGCAGCGCCTCCATGAGATTGATCACCCGCCGCGGCGCGGCAAGCGTCTGCTTGCGCTCTTCAATGGCGCCGGCCTGCCTGGCCTTCAGGTGCGCGAGCAGCGCCTGCTCATAGCGATCCCGGAAGGTCAAGGGGTCGAAATCGGCAGCCTTGCTGTCGACAATGTGCCCAGCGAGCGTGAGCATGTCCGGCGCAAGGGTGAGCTCCGGTAGATCGCAGAAGTAATCCTCGGCTTTACGGACCTCATCGGGGTAGCGCAGCGTCGTGCCGAGCAGCCCCTTGTCATAGGCCTCCAGCGCGATGACCCGCTCGCGCTTGGAGAGCACCAGCCGCCCGAGCGCCACCATGCCCTTGCCGCGCATGGCCTCACGAATGACCGCAAAGGCCTCCTGTCCGACCGGCTCGTTCGGGGTGATGTAATAGGGGGTGTCGAAGAAGCGCTGGTCGATCTGCGAGCGCGGCACAAAGCGGTCGATCTCGATCGTATGGGTGCTCGCGATCTCGATTGCTTCCAGCTCCTCATCGGCGACGATGAGGTAGTGACCCCTGGCGACCTCGTAGCCGCGGCCTTTGTCTTGCGGGGCGACCGGCGCACGGGTCTCTTCATCGACCAACTGCTGGCGCAGGCGATTGCCGGTGGCCTTGTTGACCTGCCGGAAGGCGATGCGCTCGGCCGTCGAGCACGCCGCATGCAGTGCAATCGGACAGGAGACCAGCGCAAGTTTGAGATAGCCTTTCCAGTAGGGACGCACGACCAACTCCTATGGGTTTACGCCTGCGAGGCTGTTTGCAAGGGCACAGATGCGTTGTTCAATCCTCTCGGGAGGTGAGAGCCATTGCGGCTGCCACGCACACTTTTCCTGTTATTGCTGCGCGGAGGGGTGCCGTTAGGTCGCGCGAGGGCGAAGAACCGGGGACCACTCCAGGCGGTGCCGGTGATGGCGCGTGCGATGGCCGAGAGGCTGGCATAGGTCGTGCCCTGCCAGTCGAATCCATCGGCCGCGACGGTGACGATATGGCGCTGGCCTTGATAGTCGCGAACGAGCACCGTGCCGGGTTTGAGCTGGCGGCGGGGCGAGCCGCCGTGGCGCGCCAAACCCTCCAAGAACATCAGGCTTTCCCGATCAAGCCCGCCAAAGGCCTGTTCCTGCAGGCGCCAGGCAATCATTCGCCCCAGCAGGTCCTTGCTCAGACCCGCAGGCGGCGTTCGTCCGAAGACCGCCCGCCAGCGCCGCCGAAGGGCGTCAAGCGCAAGCGAGCGCAGGCGCGCGATCTCGGCTTCGACCGCGGCCGGCTCTATCCGCTGCTGCCGCATGGCTACGCACTCGGCTGACCCGCGCTATCGGCGGACGTCTTGCCGGCAACGATCCGATACACGCGCTCGCCGTCCGTCTTCTCGGACTCAAGCCTCAGCGCGAGCTTCTTGCGCACCACGGCGGCAAAAAACCCCCGCACCGAGTGCGGCTGCCAGCCGGTGGAAGTCATGATCGTTGCAATGGTGGCGCCGCTCGGCCGGCGCAGCAGTCCCAGCACCCGCGCCTGCTTCGAATTCGCCCGCCTGGTGTGCCCGCCGCTGCGGGCTGCCTTCGGCCGAACTTTGGATGAAGCCTGCGCCTTGGCGGTTCGCCCGCGTTTGCGCTTGGACATGCCAAAACTCCTCTCAATCGTG